GTGAAATAGTGCATTTCTTTTTGAAGAAGTCATTGTATGGCAGCATGTCAAAAATGTGATACACACAATCTTTGGTGTCCACGTCTTTTTTCCTTCGTGCTTGTTTCATCAATGTCTGAAAACTAGTAGACATGATTTCTCCATCGAACACCAAGAACTCACTGCCTTTTTTGAAAGATGCGGGTGCTAGTCTACTTCGCTCTTTGCATAGGCCAATCAACTCTTGTTCGATTTCTGCAAAGTTGGAAAACTCTTTGCCGTTGCGTGAGTAAAGTGTGCATGCATCCGGTGATGCAATCCCAATTACCCTGACTCCATCAAGCTTGGCTTCCAAGCGTGCAAAACCCTTCAACTTACTGGGAACTTCTGCGCCATCGGTTGCCAATTGGCATTCAAACTCTGGGATAGTGTATTCAGACTTGCCTACTACTTTGTTGAATGTTTTTACACTTACTCCGCACCGCATATCTTTTTCCAAGACAAGTTTTGCAAACCCGTTCCATGACTCTTGGGTCATTTGATTCATGGTTTGTTCTACTGCATCTTGCGCAGCATGACCGGTAGCTTGACGGCCACCCAGCAAATCAATCAAGGTATCAAACAAATCCCAGTTGTCAACAGTTGCAGTTGAATTGCTTTTTGGGATTTGTTTGATACCAAGGGTTTGAAATGGGTTATACGCGATACCAAAGTATTGAAGAAATCGAACTGAGTCTTTGTCACCAAGCAAGGCATTGGTGAGTATTTTTGACAAGATCAGTTCTTTTTCTGTGCGGCTTGCTGTTTCTGCTAACTGTTTGATCAACGTAGCATACATGTATGTTTATTTCCTTCTGGGTGATGAATAGAAAAGGTGGTTTCCTATTTTTTTGTCGAAACGGTATTTCCATTTTGGGCTTGCGCCTGCATTGTGGAAAAACAGTGATTTTGGGACTATTTCAGTATACTTGTTTTCTACGTATACTTCAACTGCTATTTCGAGTGCTTCCAGCCAGTCTTGAAGTTTTGGCCGTTGTGGTTTCTTACCTTGGCACAGCCATGAAAACTGGCATTTGCCGCGCTGTAAGTGCGCTTTTTCTTTGGTGTATTTTGCACCGTCATACACAACAGCACATGGATCATCTGGGAATCTTGGATCATTCACACGATTCATAATGACTCGTGCAATTGCTATTTTACCCATCCTAGATTCGCTATTTGCTTCGTAGTAGATGTTGTCTGCTATGCACTCAAGCTGTTTTTTCTGATACCACGAGTGGTTTTCAGCAAAGTATTTTTCGTTATAGTGTTCCTTGTTCTCTGAGTCGGTGGCGTATAAACGATGCCCTCCAAAAAAGAAAACAAGGAACACCATACCAATTACGATTGGTCTCATATGGTGTCACCTTGTTAATTTCCTACACGTATGGATTTTGTCTGATACCGGCTCCGCTGTATAACTTAATGTTTGCGCCTTCTCGAAGCGCGCTCTTTGTTGCTTGTCCAGTAAAGGTGGAATCAGCCATATTTTCTAGTGTGTCTTTTACATCTGAGTCTGAGCCATACACATGAAGACTCTTTGCAAAAGACATTATAGCTGATTTCTGCGTGTTGAGCAATGACAAGAAAAAGCCAAGCTCTTGGTCTAGAGAATTTCTAAAAGCTAGTTCTCTTTCTAGCTGATCAAAAATTTCATTGTATAACACCAACAGTTCTGCTGCGACGGTGGCGTTATCAAGAAGCCATTGGTCGAGCACTGGTTGCGCAAGTGCAATCAGGGCAGGAATAGCTTCATTATACGGGTTAATGGGTGGGTTTGGAAGTTCAGTGACCAGCACAGGAAAGCTTGTAGGCCATGCACCAACACCCGGTATTACGATCTGATAACTCGGACCTCTGGGTGGAATTGCTGTAGGATCACCGGGGTCAATCATATCAGTGTATAGATCATCTGCTAGTGTTTCTTGAATTCTATTCAGGTGAAATATCAAAGCTGTTGATGCTTCTTCTACTGATTGTAGCTTAGCTACTACACTGGTATAAGCATCGACGCTGGTCATACCTGACACAATACCCATTGCATCTTTTAACAAATAAGTATTGTTTTGCCCTGTTCCACTACCAAGCAGTTGTTCGATTGTGTTTAGACCATTGGTTGGTGCCACCAGTGACTGAATACCTGCAAGATCACTGGTTCCTATAATACTTTTTAGTGCTCGGCTAAAAGAAATCGGGTTGGCATCTAGAATACCAGACACTTGGCGAAGACCAACACTGACTGCACTCATTGAAATAGCGATTGATTCTGGCACAGCAGGAACCAACAACTTGTATCTTACAAAGCTTTGCAGCAATGGGTTTACTTCGATGCCAATGTATATGGGAATCAATTCAGTAACATTTCTGATTACAAGCGTTTGATAACTGTTTGGAAAAAGCTTGACAGGATCAAGCAAATCGCTGAGTGCTGTTAGCCCTAGTGTTTTTACCTGAAGTGCTGCGGTAATTTGCAATAGCTCCAAGTCCGTGATTTTTGTATAAGCTCTATACATACTTGCTTTGTGGCGAACAGTAGGATTAATAATGCCATTCACAATTTGTTCGGCTGTGTCTAGGTCTAATCCTTCTGCTGCAAGTGCATTCACCAACCCAACAGTAAATCCACCAATTTGTTCCACAATAGAAATCAGCAAAACACTAGGGTCACCCAGTTGAGCTAATTTTTTGAAGTTGATTGCAAAGCCTGCGTTTTCCAAGTCTGTGCCAAACAGTGGAATATTTGTGGTCAAGTCTGATATGCCACCGGTAACAATATACTCACTGCTTCTAAAAGACAAGGTAGAACTTGGCTGTTGTGCCACACTCGTGGGATCAATAATGCTGTTCAACTGTGAGATATGTGCACGAATAGCATTGAACAACTGACAAAACTTGCTGATGTCACCGCCATACAAAAACTCAGATGCCCAGTTCAGATTGGCATCACTTAGCGTATATTGTGCGAAGTCTTTGGGTATTACTGTTGTTGGTGCAGCAGGATTCTTGGCATTGTATGTAGGCAATGCTTCTGTGATCAGGTCCGAAATAGCTGGTGGCACAGCACGGATAAATGCGTCCCAAATTGCCAGACTATCTGGGTCAGACATTTTGCCACGAAACTGGTTTGCTCTGCGAATAGATGCAGGTAATGGGTTTGACTGATATGCTTGAACAATTGCCTGAAAAGCTGGCGATACCTGAAAACCCTGATTCTGAAGCAAACCGTCTAGTGCATTAAGCATTGATGGTGAAAGTTGACTCATTTATATCCCTACAAAAACATTTAGACTACCTTGAACACGAGTGTGCCCACAAGAGTCACTAACACCAACAAACACTACTGGAAGGCCATTGGCAAATACTGTGAAATTACCACTGGTGGTAACTGCATAACAGTGAATTGAGCAGCCGGGAGAACCACAGCATGCATGTGGTGTCACAGAAGAAATGTGTGTGCATACTGGCATTCCATTCACCAATACGTTTAATGCACCGTCTGTGACTAGACCGCCTGCTTCATTTGAATCTCCTATTCTAACGACTGCTGGCATTTTTTAACCCATCACAATCTTTTTAGACACTGGGCGAATACCAGTGGTGCCTTCGACATATGTCATAACAATATCATCACGGCTTGGTGCATGAATAGAAATACTACTCACGTTAAGCCACATCAGCTTTTCTGGTTCAGCAGAAAACATGGTGGGCATTAGTTGCATGCCTTGTTGTGTGATACCAATTGAAAGTGGCTTGTTGAGGCCATATGCAATCACTGTGTTGTTAGCATCTGTTTTGGTTTCGTCAATACGTGCAACGATTTCTTCTCCAGATGTTAGCTTAAAACTGTGAACTTCATCGATCATTGTAAATTTTTCCTATTAAAAATCGTCCCAGCCACTGACGGCTGAAGACTGGCTGTATTCTGTTACTGTTGTTTCAAAGAAGTTTTCGCGCTTGTCTGCATCAAGATATGCATATGGGTTCTTTGAAAATCCTTTGTAGATTGTGCCAATACCCAAAACCTTTGCTCGCTGATTTGCCAAATACTTGACATAATCTTCGGTTGACTTCTTGGAAATACCCAGAATCTTGTCACCATAAACTTCCATACCCCACTCGATTTCTGCTTCGGTGGCTTCCATGATGGTGTCACGAAGAATAGCGATGTCAGATTCGTTATCGAAATCAAATACTTCTCTGACCAAGTAATTCATAAATGACACATGAGTTACTTCGTCGTTCTCAATGTATTTAATCATTTTTGCCACGTTAACAATCTTGTTGCGTGACGCAAGCTGATAAAAGAAGTTGAACCCGTTGTAGAAATAAATCCCTTCTAGTGCAAAGTCAGCAGCTAGTGCAAGCTTGTAGTTTTCTAGTGTGCGATCATCTACAAACCGCTGATACTTGTCAGCAATAGCTTGATTGCGCTTTAGCAGCAGTGGGTTTTCACGCCAATAATCATAAATCTCTTCACGCTCGTCACTGGTGAAAAGCTCAAGCAGCAAATACTGATAGCTTTGGCTATGGATCAGTTCTTGAAATGCTTGAATAGTAAAGATCGAAGAAACTTCAGGTGCTGTTACGTAATCACTAAGATGTGGCAAGTTATTGACTTGCATTGAGTCAAGTGCGATTAAGAAAGATAAAGTGTTCTTGAGAGCAAACAGTTCATCTGGTGTGAGTTCCTTGAGGGTAACACGGTCATCAACCAGTGAAACCTTTTCGGGAATCCAAAAGTTGTTGACCATAGTCTTGTATAGCTTAGACGCCCAATGAAACCTGATCGAATTTAGGTTCATAATGCCAGTTGATTCACCTCCCAAAATCTTTCGAGCTTCTAGTGAGTCATTGCCTGATTGATCAAAAATCTTTTTTTCTTTTAGTTGCATTGTAATGTCCTTTTTTATTAACCTGCGCAGCCAACGCAAGCTTCTTCTTGAATTTCTAGCTTTTCGTTTTTCTTGATTGAACGGATGTAATAGATTGCCTTGATGCCACTGGTGTGAGCATGATGAATAGCGTCATACAAGTTCTTGGCCGTAAAGTCTGGATTGTTTTGGTCAAAAATCAACTCCATTGAACACCCAGTATCAATGAACTTTTGTAGCTCGGCAACAGCATCAATAATTTCGATGGCAGAAAACTTTGAAAATGTCTTGCCATAAGCAATTGGGTTTTCCTTCAAGAACTTTGATGCAACTGGCATCTTGCCTTGACGGTTTTCTTCAACCAAGAATGCAGAGTATACAGGAAGAACTGACGCAGAGCAATCTTGATAGATAGAGGTTGATGTAGTTGGTGCTGGACTTGTAAGCTGTGAGTTTCTGATGCCAACCTTGTCAATTCGCTGTTGTAGCTTGTCCCAATCAAACTTGCCGGTTTGGTTACGCTTGAAGTGTTCTACCATTTCACCAGTCTTCCATAGTGAATGCTCGAAGTTACCAAAAGTGCCAAACTTTTCTGCCAGCATAGTTGATTCCATTGCAGCATTATACTCAACGCATTCTGCTACTTGCTTTAGATATTCTAGGCTAGAAAAACTCTTTTTAACAGCAGCTAGGTGGTCGTGCAAACCCATCATACCAATTCCAATGGTGCGATATTTTTGGTTGTGGTCAGCAGTAATCTTGTCTGGGTTGTTGGTGAGTTCAATGCCATAATCCAATACTCGTGCTGACAAACGAGCTACTTGAGCAAGTTCAGTCATTGTTAACACATTGGACAAATTGATTGATGCTAGGTTGCATACGTGACCAAAAGTGTCTGCTTTGACGTTGCTAAAAGACTCGGTGCAAAGATTTACGTTGGTGATGCCTTCTGTTTCTGGATCATACTTGTTTGGGTTAACACGGTTGATGGTGTCGGTAAACGAGATATATGGCAGGCCAGTTTCAAACTGCACCTTCATAATGATCTTGGTAAGTGCGCGAGCACTTTCGTAACGCTTGGCTACCTTTAGCTTGCCTTGATCAAAAGCTTCTTCGATCTTTGCATATGCTTCGCGGAAGTCATCGTTATACATGCCCTTGACATCAATACCAAGAACTTTGCGGACTTCAAAGGGGCAAAAAGTAACCCAAGGAAGACCAGCCCGATCACGCTCCATGAACACATCATTCATACAGATTTGTGGAAACACGTCGTATGCTTTAAGACGTAGGTCACCATGCTCTGTTTGCATGTCCAAGAAATCAAGCACATCGTTGTGCCAAATAGGTAGGGCAACAGTGCCTGCGCCACTGCGCTTGCCACCATTGTGAACCACTCCTAGTGTGGATACCACGTAGTTACGGTTTTCGTTTACTGCTAGGTCATAGACGGGTTCTGAGTCGGTGGTTTCTTCAACTGAAACAACTTCTACCAAGTCAAAATCTTGGAACACAAGTTCTTCGTTGTGGTGTGACAAAATATCGTCAAAATCTAAAAATTCATCGTTGCGCATGTATTCGGTTCCTTTATTGTGGCTTGATAATCAGGTGTGTTGTTTTTAGGTCTTTGGCATCTACCCAATATGCTTTTGTCTCACCAGACTTAATCTTTTGCTTGAGTGTTTGCATGTCTTCATCGGTCTTGTCAACTACCAATACTGGGTGGCCTTGTGTGACACGGGTTTGGCCTAGTTCAGTAGTCACACGCATAATCGGGGTATCGCTGTCACGAACCCTGACGGCGTTTACTGGCTTGAATTCGCCGGTATGAGTCTTTACCAAGTCGCCTTCGGTGATGTCACTGATTGGCCTGTCTCCGGTGATTGTCTCAACACTAGTATCACCGGTAAAGCTTTGGTTAACAGCTACCAGTGTATCGTTAATGATCTTGACCCATTGCACAACGGTGCCTGATGCATTGGGTGCGCCATTAACACTGGAACCCTTGGCACGAATATTGCCTAGATAAATTCCCAGACCACCGCCATTTTTGGAAATCTTGGCTACCCGGTGTGTGTTTTCAAAAATGCTGTCTAGATCGTCGTCAATAGAAATAATAAAGCAGCTTGCTACATTTCCGCCCTTGCGAAGATTGCTCATGAATGGAGTTGCAAGACTTAGCTTGCGCAAACTCAAAATGTCATAAGTCTTTGCCACAAAGTCAAGTCTGGTTTCACTTGGTTCCATTTGCCCAAAACGCATAGCAGTAACCATGTGCATATGTTGATTGAGTTCAAAACGGCCCAAGTATTTGTTGGCAACTGTAACCAATGAAGAATAGGTATGTTCTAGATCACGCTCGTGATTTACCAGTGTGCCCAGATATTCGATGTCTGCTTCAGAGTAGTAATCAAGAAGCTCTTTGGCATATTCACCCTTGCGAATATTGTAAAGAACAACTTCTAGAAATGACTTCCCACGTAGCTTGAAGTTAGCCCACATGTCCATTGCAAGTGCCCGCCCAGCAACCTTGATCCATTCTGGAGTTGATGGAGTAGCTAGTTGCACTGCATGGTGGATAATATTTTTTTGAATCTCGCCTGTTTTAATACCGTTTTTCAAGAACTGGTCAAACTTTGATTCTAGCTCTAGTGCATTAGCACCAGTGCCTTCGACTGCAAACTCAATAGACTTCTTGATCTTTACAGCATCAAAAAGTTCTCTGGTGCCGTTCCTCTTTTCAACATATATTTGTTTTTCTGTCATGCCTAATACTCCGCAATTAGTTACCGGTTGTTACTGATGATTGGTTTGATGTTTGGTGGTGAATAAGTCGCTGGCTTTAATACTTTGCCATCTTCGCGTTTGATGATCTTACCAGACTCAGAAATCTTTGAAAGGTTCGACCTACAAACTTCGTCCCATACGGCTTGCAGTGGGATTCCTGTTGAATGGCATAGTCCTTGAATAACCCAGATTAGATCGGCGCATGCGTCTGCCATTTCTACTAAATCTCTGCATTCAAATGCTTCTTCTAGTTCTTGGTATTCTTCTGCGATCAAATTCATATACAAGCCAGTTTGTGCCGAAAATGTGGCAGTTGGTTTGTTGTGAACTTCTTGATCAGCGGCGAGCATGAATTGCTCTACGTCGTTACGTGTGTCCAATTACTTCTCCTAAATTGTGTGTTGCTGTTATTGGTTGTATGAAAATAGACTCAGAACAGAGTTTATTTTGTGCTTCTTTGATTACGAAGGTGGTGCATCTGAATGGCTGCTTTGTGGGCAGCATTTTATTTATCAATATTTGTGATTTCCGGGCTTTGAATTGGCTCTAGGCCCGGAAACCTTGATGTTACAAAAGTCGCTTGATTGAATAATTTAGTATTCCTGAATCTTCTGGGTTAGCCGTAAGTGAGTATTTGAATTCCAAAAAGCTACCTACTTTGGTCACTGTGAAGTCTATCCCACAGTCTGTGGCTTGTAGGTAGTCATCATCAAACACTGGGTCTGTATCGCCCGGATTCATGATAACTCGCATGCAGCCAACACGATAGCGTGAGCCACGGTATAGCGCATACTCTACTTCAAAGGCTGGGTAATAATCGGCTTCCAATGAAAATAGTGTGGTGTTGTCTGGTGCATTACCTGCCAGTAAAACTCTGCGGCCTGATTCACGGGTGTAGGTGCCAACTTGGACTTTTTCTGACATATCAAACGCGATAGCAGTTGAGTTTGATGTCTCGATATTTTTTCCATGAATTGGGTCTGGAGCACGCTGAAACATGTCGCCGACAGATACGTTGTTATCGTCTTGAAATTTTACAATAGGCAGCGAGTTAGTAAGTGAGCAGTCAACAAACAAGTTAAACCCGCTGATACACTGTGAAGCACCGGCCTTGAAGTCTAGTGCAATGTCTACCACGTTTTTAATGGTGTTTGACATAACACGAATGCCAGTATTGGTGCCAGTGGTTTCTACAGCTTTTCTAAACGAGTCTAGCACGCTATTATACACCACTATGTCTTGGGATGTATCAGCAATTCTGATAGCTCGATCACCTGTGCTAATATCACAGTCATAAAAACGGATGTTTCTGGTGTTGCTAGCTGTCACAGTCTGACAATCAATCAGTGGAATAACATCAACTACGCTTAGTTCTGGCACAAGTGCGCCAACAACTTTTACTTTGTCAAATACTGAATCAGTCAAGCCTTCGAGTAGAAAAATTGTGTTTTCTACAATACTTTGGACAGCAAAGCCTGACATGTGCCACCCAGTAGGAATTATAGCTGTGGTGCCACCAATTGAATTGCCAGTGCTTAGCGCAAAGTCAGCAGTGCGAAAAACTGGATCACTGGTATTCACAGAACTGGCTGGTTCATAAGTGAAGACGGTGCTGTGCATGCCTTCACCCATGATTTGGGTATGTGGTGGTATGGCAATAGGCGCAGTGATTAGATACTCACCTGCTGGGAAATACAAAACCTTTTTGGCTGCATCAGAGCTATTCACTGTATAAAGCTGCGTCAAAGCACGAGCAATAGCTAGTGTATCATCTGCAACACCATCGCCAACAGCACCAAAGTCTTTGACGGATACGCGGTCATCAAACTTTGCTTGTAGTGTTCTGCGTATGGGTGATGCTGGAGTGCTACCAGTTTGTGCAATATAGCCTGCTGGTTCGCCCTTGTATACCAGAGTAGCAATATCAGCAAGACCAGAAAAGTTTGTGAGAATTTCTGTGTTGCCAATTACTGGTGCGCCTTCTGCTAGTGTTCCATTACCAATAAAAAGGCGGCGTTGATCAACTGCCCATCCAAGTTCTCCGCCTGCGAGTTGGGGTAGGTCTTCCATCAGACCTTTTCTGTGTTGTATTCTTGAAATCTGAACGAGTGCCATCTTGATTTTCCTTTTGATGTATCTATGCTAAATTAAACATTTCGGGATGTTCCAAGAAACAAAACTCGATCTTTTTCCACCAGTCACGGGAATACTGTTGAAACTCTTCGCCTTCGAGAACAAATTGCTGATACTCAAAGTCTTTGCTGCACATCAAAATAACACCTTGGTCAATAGTGGTGTTATACATTTCGTTGTGTGCCATTGCGTAGGCTACTAATTGATAAAAGTAGTCTTCGATCCATTCTCTCTTTTTTGGCTTGTTGGTTTGTTTGAAGTCTAGAATAGCTGGCTTGTTGTTGAATACTCCAATCAAGTCAGTGGTGCCTGCATACAAGCTACCATGACACAGAGAAATTTCTGTTCCCCAAAACTCTTGCACATTGGTTAGGCCGTTATTGACAATAACTTCAGCCATGCGATGGCCTTGGATTGAATAAGGATTGGTTCCGGGTTTTTTGAGTTCACCGCTGATTACATATCCTTCTAGGTAGGCATGCATTCTGGTGCCACGGCCTGCTGCTTCTGTGACGATTTCTTTGGCTGCGCGTTCTCCAACTGAACGCTTCCAGTTTTCTAGTTTATCGGTGCTTTCTTGTGATTTGGTAGCCGACAACACTGTGGTAACACTGGGTGCATCTCCATAAGGTGTTTGGTAGAATCGCTTACCATTTTTTTCTATACGTTCGATTGTTTTATAAGGATATTTGTTTAGTAACATAGATGTTCTATCATAGCATGGATTTACATATTTGGCAAGAATTTGCGACACAAAAAAATATTCCCACCGAAGTGGGAACATAAGGTATTGCTGATGTTTTTATTGTTTGATCTTTACTTGCGTAGTTGTCGTTTTGCCATTTGTGCTACTCTTTGGGCTTGGTCAATTTGTTCTTGTTCTTTGTCGTAACCAGCACCATCTTGCGATGGCTCAAATTCAGAATCTGTGCCATTGAAGTAGATATAACCATCACGCACATTCTTGATAAGATTTGATAGCGGCTGCTGTGAAATCAGGTCGCTGATGGTGTCTGGTGATACCACAATGCCCAAGTTATTGGCTAGCTTAACAAATGCATCCACTGAGATTGACTTTTTTACAGCCGTATCTTTGATTCTTCCCTTGATGAATTGAGAAAGAGCCACTAATTCAGTGGATGAACTTGCTGCTGAGATTTCAAACAAACGCATTACCGACGCCCACGGCCAAGTGGTGATGCTGCTGGCATTGCTGGCCTGCGTGGCATTTCTTCTTCTGCGCGTTCCATATCAGCTTCGTCTGCTTCTAGGTCTGCGTCTGCGTCACCCATATCCATTGAATCAATGTCTGTTTCAATATCAGCAGCTTCTTCGCCTGTGACAACACCAACAGCAGATTCTAGCTTTGCCTTGGTGTCTTGTAGGACTTCAATGAGTTCGGTCAGAGAATCATTCACCATTGAATTGAACTTGCGTGCTTGATCAAGGCCCACTTCCATCTTGATTTGGCCGCTTAGTGCAGGTAGGTCTTTGAACTGAGCTTCTGATGCATTTTCGATCATTTTCTGAACTTCATCAACCAAGCTTTGTGCAGCAAGAACAACTTGCGCTACTTGAACTTCTGATGATTCTGAGATATTGCGCATTGGTTTGCGTGTCTCAACAAGTGAGTATGAGTCTGTGTTAGCTGCAAACCAAGCTTCTGCTTCGGCACGATCCTTGAATACTGGGCCGCGCTTTGAATCTGAACGCATTGCTTCTGATACTTTGCTTGGTGCCTTGCTCTTTTGTAGTGCTAGACGGTATGGCATAACTGCCTTTTTGGCCTTGCCAACTGCGCGAGCACGAGTGGCTTCAACACCGCTAATCATGGTTTCCATTGGTTCTTTGTATGTAATACCATAGACTGCCCATTCGTAACCATCATCGGTCTTGCTGGTGCCCCAACTATAGGTATTATGCATTTTGCCTTCGTCTTCACTGATAGTGGCGCGTGTCTTGCGCATGCTATGCTTGTTTAGCTTGAATGCGTGTTTTTCGGCTTCATACTTTTCGTTGAATTGCTCGATACGATTACCTGCTTGATCTTCAACAGCCCACTGGTCATCTTCTTCTACGTAGTGAATCATGTATGGCATATCTTTGCTTTCTTGCACTGCGCCTGCTGCTAGGGCTGCAAGCTTTTCTGATTCCTTGTTGTCAAGGTTTTGACCACGGCTAGCTTTTTGAAGTAGCTGACGAACCTTGGGGTCTTTTACCTTTTGAACAGATTTGCTGAGTTCAACAGGGTTTACTGGTGTGGTGCCAGTTGTTCCAGTTGTTCCAACAGTGCCTGCATATTCACGCAATGTCTGTGCTAGAATTTGCTCCATTGCAAGCATCTTTAGATAAGCTGGTTTGTTTTCTGCGCCAGTGAAATTGGGTGAACAGCGGTAATCCTTAATGCTTTCGCGAATGCGTTCTAGCATTGGGCGAATTGATTTTGGGTGCATTGAGACGTTTTTCATTGAAACTCCGAATTGAGACTCATAAAGCTTAATGAGATCGCTTGAAGTTTGCTTTTGGTGAAATTCTTGAAGTTTCATGTTTGATTATTCCTCTTGATTGGTAGTATTTAGCAATATTTAAATATTTATTCAACTCTGCCCAGAATCTGTGCTTGTTGTAAAGAACCTGTGATAGCTTGGCTTGAAGCGTTTCGGGGTCTTTTCTCTTATTTATCATTTTCTGCATGTTGAGAGCTTGTTGCTGATAGCCTGCCACAATATTTGAGTATTCGAGGATTTTACTACTAAGAGCAATATCACCCACTCGATGCGCAATGGTCCAGCAGATTGCTTCTTGGGTCGAACCAAAGCTGTGTGTTAGGTCGTGGCTTACTACAGTGCAGTTGTTTTCTTCCACAGTTAGTGTATAGTGGTTGAATAGAAAATATTTGTTGCTTGAGTCTTTGATTACAATCACGTCTTCTAGTGACTGAAGTTCAGAACCCATAAACTCTTCTAGCTTTTTTAGCTGCTTAGAGTTGTAATTCGAAGATGGTGTTTTCATTTTGTGTTGTTTTGATTGCACTTGGTGCAGATTCATGGATTGGTATTACTGGGATGTTTTCGGCTTCTGTAATAAGTAAGCCAAGCTGATTATCAGCGGTAGCAAATACATCATCGGATTCAACCAAGAATTCAAACTCAAAAACATTTACTTCGGGTGTGCTTTTTTCTTGTGAAATCGTTGGCTTTGACAAAATCTCTACATGTGTTCTAAGAGAAATGACCTGAATAAAGGTTTCCCAGTTTCTTTGTTGGTTACGCCTTGCTCTTTGCTCTGGTGATGAATTTTGGGAAACATGCTTGATCCCTGTTTCCGTTATGTCTATGGTGGTGTAACATTTGATTCTCATTGGGTATTTAGGACATGAAAAAGCCCACCGAAGTGGGCTATATATTTCACAAGTCTTTCCATCGAGTAACGTTTCTATCATCATAATCAAGCCCAAAACATACTTTGACTCGATTTGCAATCTCTTCACGATCGCCGTCAATAACAATCATACCTTTGCCAAGAAACCTACCAAACAACTCACGCTGTTCTTTGGCTGACATCTTTGTTTCAACCTTGCCGAAGATGCTACCAGTCTTGGCTTGAACAAACAGTGCGAGGTTAGCTGCGTAGTCCATGATGTCACCTTTGGTTGAGATTTATGACCAATACAACAAGAAAATTAGGTAATCTGTTTCGTTTTTAAAATGAATCGTTTCCCATCCGGCCAAAATATTTTCTGCACCAAATGTTGCCCAACACCAGTTCACAATTTCAGTCCACGCTGCGACTCCATTATACTGCCATTCCCTAACATACTCCATTCAATGATATCCCGAATCAGTTGATAAGGTGAATTATACATACTTTAAAAAGTTTGTAAAGTGTTTTTTAAAAGACACAAACAAAAAAGCCCATCCGAAGATGGGCTTTGGTGATGCGAGAACAACTACCTATTAGAGAACGAAAGCTGCAATAGTGAAGCCTAGATCGGTGCCGAATGCTGTAGCGCCGGTATCTGAAGCTGGTGTGCGACCATCAACACCACCGCTCATGATAACGCGGAATGAAGCTGGGTTAGCTAGTGTGCCAACAGCTTCGACGGTGTAGAACTGCTGAAGCTTGCGGATTGCATCAGTGGCTTCGGCTAGGTCAGCACAGCCAGCGATGGTGTATACTTGGAACTCGCGGCCATTGATGGCGAGTGATGCTAGGGCGTTTACGCCGTTTACTTTGGTTACGATTGACATAATATTTCTCCTAAAATGAGTGGGATTTTGTTTTCCCTACAAATGTATTTATATATTTCTTGAAAAAACTGGATTTAGCGTGTGTTTTTTCGAGCAATAGTTTCATGGAGTAAAATCCACAAATCAGACTGAATCCCAGTGTCTCTCATGATGATCAACAACCGTTGAGCCAATGTTTTTTGCTCCACCGGCAAAAGTTTGCTGTAGTTGGGTATTTCTCTGCGAATAGTGATCAGAGTTGATGGCAAATCTGGTAGCATTTTTTGCAACACGATCATGAATCCACCAAAGTCAGCATCATCGGGTTTTTGACTTTGCCATGCTCTTAGAATACGGCGCATTCTCATTTCTGGAATTTTTAGCTTCCAGTTATTGAAAAGCACATCTGCATAATCGTATTGCTGCATGATCAACACAATCAAGTTATACATATCAGGCTGTGAAGTCCTGAATTCTTTGAAGTAGTGGTAACTCATTACTTCATCACAGTAACGCTTGGCTTCAGTGGGTGACTCTTCCATAAGAATTCTGAGTGCCAAGAAATGGGCAAATAATTTGGCAGCAAGTGACTCTACAGATTCTCCCTTGACGTGAGAAATCCTTCTGAATGCGCGTGCCTCTTGTAGTTCTTGTAAGAAAGTATCCATGTGTTTATTTATTGCTTTTTGGCAAATTTTGCCAAAGTCTGTTCTAACTTGGTTAGATCAGCACATGTATAACTTTGATATGAACGTCGCATATGCTCAGGCATAGGTATTTCTTGAATACTGGCATCGTATTCTACGGCAATACTTCTGGCAACATCAAGAAAACTCTGTGGTTTGCCAGTGCCAATATTCCAGATACCTGATTCTGTGACATCCAAGAATTGCTGATGTGTGTCAATTATCTTACTGACATGCACGAAATCTCTTAGATATTGATCGCTGTTTTCAAATACTCGTATGCATCCAGCAATAGCTTGTTTTCTGAACTTGTGATGAGGACTAGACTGATCACCTTTGTGGTCTTCACCCTTTTCCCCATATACGTTGAAGTATCTGAACCCTTGGACTGTGATGTCGAATTGTGATTGGTGAGTTTGGACATATCTGTCAAACAAGTATTTTGACCAAGCATAAGCAGTTTTTGGGTCTGGTGCTGCTGTTTCTGCAAAATCTGTTCCCATGCCATACACAGAAGCTGATGATGAATATTGAAGATTTACACCATACTCTATGCACCGGTTTAGCAACTCAATACTGAAGTCCAAGTTTTGGCGCATCACTTTTTCTACGTCGGTTTCTGCTGTAGAAGAAATCGCCCCAAAATGCATCACGGTATCGATGTTTTCAAGGCTGGGAAAAGTTTCACCCCATTCAAAAGTGGATACGTGATGCTTGTTCTTGAAGTGCTCGACTGCATGACTGCCAATAAACCCACGATTGCCAGTGATTAAAATGTTCAAATGATTTCCTCTGGATTTGGTGCATACACGCCAACATGCTGAACAGTGATGGTTGATGCTTTGATTGCATACTTGATGGATTCTGGTATTGATTTTGTTTTTAGATACCAAAAACACAGTGCAGCCAAAAACGTATCACCTGCACCACAAACATCAGCCACTTCTACTGGAATAGCAGCAAAGTGAGTGTTGTTGTATTGAGCACCTTTGTTACCCTGTGTTACGATTAAGTTATCGCATTGTGATACCGAATCAGCAAACTCTTTTTCGTTGATCTTGACAAAACAGTCTTGAAACTGTTGCAAATCTGGCTTTTTTGTATCTACAAATATTGGGCCATTGAATTGCTGGCGTAGCTTTACGACTGTTTGATATGACACAAATCCTTTGTTATAGTCACTGATTACTATTGCATCTATGCTGCTTAACAGTTCTAGGTCATTGATGATTGAATCATCGGGTGTTTCTGTGATGTCGTGGTCGATTCGGACAAGTTGTTGCTTGGTCCGTTCTTCGATTAGACGAATCTTGACAGATGGTTTACCAGTGCGAACAATAACGTCACAACCCAAACTTTTTAGGTTTTCTGCGACGTTATCGGCCATGCCGGGCTTCAATACCTTGGATCGGTAGTTGAAAACCGGCACGGGTGCTTCTGGACTGATTCTATTGACTTCACCATAGTGGTATTCATCAATACAAGAATCACCAATGACTAGAACTGTTGGCATTGTGTTACTCTGGTGTCACTATTGTTCCTTCAACCACTTCTGGCTCGGGTTCTGGTTCGGGTTCTGGGTCTGGCACTGATACTGTCTGAACACCCACAAGATTCTCTGGGTTAAACACTGTTGAGAAGCCTGAACCAGCCAGAATGAACGGTGTCTTTTCTGCAATAGCAGTCATAAACTTGTCTAGGTGAAACTCACCGCCAGTGATTGCGTAACTCATTCCGCCAACTGTAAGCATAATGCCTTGAGTTGGTAGGTGAAATGAATACTGGCGTGAGGTCTTGTCGATAACATAAATTGTGTGTTGCATAATTTTTCCTTAAAATCGTTTTGTTTGGATTCGTTCTATGATCATCTGGATTTCTTGTGGAGAACCAGTTTCACACTTGATGTCGTATTGCAGAGGTGCCACAAAACTATTGGCTACTTCTTCAACTTGACATTCATCTCTTGGTGCATCTGCCCAAACAATGATGTCTGGGTTTAGTAATTCTCGTTGTTCTGGAAGTGGGCATACCATGTCTAGTATAGCACAATCTTCAGTTGTGCTTCTACATTCAGTAAGCATTCTACTGGTGTGGCGCATTCTTCCTTCACGAGAGTAATCAATATCTTTTAAATTCTTTCGGATTTCGATAGAATCAAAGAGTCTTGAATTTGGCATTGCTGCTTGTAGGTTTTTTGCAATTTGTTTTCTGTTTGAGTTTGGCAAACCCATAACCAAAACTCTAAACTTGGTATCAGTGATCAAGCGATAATATTGCACCAACCCATCTTGCAGCGAATGAAATACCCACGGTCTAATGAATATGCCTTGAT